GCAGTATCTTGGCGTAGGCGGTGATCCGAAAATCACCACGCAAACGCGCCCGTACATGCACGATCTCGTCAAGAGCATCGTTGCATCCTTGCGGACGCAAGCAAACGCTTGGTATGAAAATGCCACTGTTCCCGGGAAGTGTCGGATATTGAATCCGCTCCTGGGTCAGCAAGCAATGAGTGAACTCCGGTCTCTTGGATGTGACCTGCCTGAGGGCAGTGTCACGGAGACCTGGAGCACTTGGTGTCGTTCCTACGCAAAGGAACTTCGTCGAATCCACGCTGGTCAGCAGTGTGAAGCCATGAACCGAACAAGTCGGGATAATGGCAACTCTGACCCCCGCGTTGGCCTGGAGATCCCCCGAGAGCACGGAATGCTTTCGGGATTCGATCGAAAATGCCGTCACGGACGGACGGGGGGGAAGTGCCAAAGCACCCTACCCGTGAGTATCCACTCCTCTCCAGAAGGTCGATTGTCTGCGAGCATCGACAAGTCGCTTCAGGTGGTTGAGATGTTCCTTCTCTTCTGCCAGTTGCAGCCTGACTGTCCTCGGTTACCACCCGTTTCGGTGTGGAATCGACTGCATGTTGGACTTACTGCCCTGTACATTCTGGGCCACGCTGAGAGCTTCCTCAAGTTGAAGCTGGCGACCTTGGATGCTTATTCCAAGCGCCAACACGAGCTCCCGCCCGTGAATCCTCCTTTCCTGGAGCGGCCGATCCGTTCTCGGCGCCTTCTTCCTGGCGCCAGTGGGTTGACCCTCGGAAATTGGATTCTTCGGACGATGGCCCGTGGACAGCACTTCGTCTTCTGGATGAAACGGGGTGCCCCTCGCGTGTCTGAAGAACAGATCGCGGCCCAGGAACGGGCCTCCTTCCAGATCCTCCAAACCCCGCATGAGCCGAAAGGTGCTGTGCTGGTCCTCCCTTCGGGAGAGGTTCGGGTAACCGAACAGGATCTTGTTCGCGAAGTAACTCGTACGGCCATTGAGCTCTTCCGCCCTCGCGGAAAGGGAGATCTCTGGACCGATGAGCATAAGTTTCACTTGCCGTCCTCCCACGCTCACTTCGAGTTGGGACGGTCAAAAGGGGGTGCTCGCGGAAAGATCGCCGCGCAGCAGCCCGCCCCCACGTCATTCCTGGAGTCGTTGCAGACTTCCATTGGTGCCCTGAGCTCTCGAGATGAACTTCCTCGGACCCGGCAGCAGTGGATCGACGCCACGATGGAATGGCACCCCCTGTGTTCCCGGGTTCGTGCGATGACGAACCTCCGACCCCCCAGTGAGATGCTTGACTCCGGCTCCCCCGCCGCGGTCCATTGGTTTGAGGTCGCCTTCCATGAGTGGGCCTGCCGTGAATCGTCCGGCACGCTCCTCCCGAAGAGGGACTTTTGGATGCGAAGATCATTGGCCTCGCTGAGCCACTGAAGATTCGCACCATCACAGCGGGCCCGGAAAATGCATATTACCTCTTATCCTTCATTCAGAAGTTTGTGCATTCTCGCCTCCGTCGTCACGAGGCATTCCGGTTGATTGGCAAACCCTTGGAACTGGTCGATGTGAATCGTACCTTCTTTCGCCCCCTTGCCCCGGGCGAGTTCCTTGTGAGCGGTGATTACAAAAGTGCAACCGATTTGATCTCCGCTCTCCTGTCTTCCACTGCTGCCGATACTATTGCAGAGGAGACGGGAATGCCACCCCATGTTGCTGAGCTTTTCCGACGGTCGCTCGTCGGCCACACGTTGCACTGTGGTAAGGACTCGGCTCTGCAACAAAATGGTCAATTGATGGGATCCCCAACATCCTTTCCCATCCTTTGTATCATCAACGCGGCCGTCACTCGTTACTCTCTCGAGCTTCGGCATGGGCGCGTTGGCCAGATGGACCTCAATTCCTTTCCCCTACTCATTAATGGGGATGATGTCGGCTTTGTCACCGATACCTTGGGATATGAGATCTGGAAGGTCGTCACTCGCATGGGTGGCCTCGTCTTCTCCGTGGGTAAGAACTTCACTTCCCCGGACTTCCTGGTTCTGAACTCCTGCATGTTCGAACTTTCGGGAAGAACCGTTCCCCGCCCTATGGCGGAATCAGGGACGCGTCGACGTTGTGCCTCCATTGCCCTGGGGCCTCCTTCTGAGATCGGCAGCCTCTCCTCCAGCCGTGCACCTCCTTGCAATCGCTGGTGGGAGTTGGAAG